TACGAAACAGAGACTTCAGAACGTTCATTCGAAGAAGAAACAAAACTTTCAGGCTTTGCGGCAGCACCTGTTAAAAACGAAGGCAATGCCATCGCTTACGACAATGCTCAAGAAGCTTTTACTGCTCGATACAATCACCAAACTATTGCTCTTGGCTTTTCTTTAACAGAAGAAGCTGTAGAAGATAACTTGTATGACACATTATCAGCACGTTACACAAAGGCTTTAGCTCGCGCTATGGCTTACACAAAACAAGTTAAGGCTGCTGCAGTTCTTAATAATGGTTTTACTAACTCTGCTGCTTATTACGGCGGTGATGGTGTTCCATTGTTCTCTACTTCACACCCAACTGTTGCAGGCGGTACAAACAGCAACACTCAATCAACTGCAACAGACTTGAACGAAACAGCACTAGAAAACGCTGTTATTCAAATCGCTGCATGGACAGATGAGCGTGGCCTTTTAATCGCTGCTCAACCACGTAAGTTAGTAGTTCCACCAGGTAATCAATTCGTTGCAACTCGTTTGCTCGAAACTGAACTTCGTGTTTCTACAGCTGACAATGATATCAATGCTATTAAGAATAATGGTTCAATTCCAGAAGGTTACACAGTTAACCACTTCTTAACAGACAGCGATGCATACTTCTTAACAACTGATGTACCTAACGGCATGAAACACTTTGTGCGTACTCCGTTATCAACATCTATGGATGGCGATTTTGACACAGGCAATGTTAGATACAAAGCTCGTGAGCGTTATTCATTCGGTTGGTCTGATCCTCTCGGTATGTGGGGTTCACCAGGCGCTTAATTGCGGTTGGAAACAATGTACTAAGTTAAACCCTGCTTCGGCGGGGTTTTTCTTTGCCTGTAATTCATGGTTTTCTCTATTTCACAGGCAAATCTTAGGAGTACTATAACGACATGTACACAATAACGTGTACTCAAAATAGCAAAATATAAACATATAGGAGAAATACTATGAAAGCATGGACTAAACCAACAGCAACAGAAATGAGATTTGGCTTTGAAGTAACTATGTACGTAATGAACAAGTAATGATTATCGTAACAGACTGTTATTAAATTAAGGGGCTTCGGCCCCTTTTTGTTGTATAATACTTGCAAATAGTATGTATTCATGTATTATTTGAATATCCGGGTATATCCGGTTTATTAGACTGTCCCGGCAGACGCATACAAGACTAATAGACTTAACTTTGTATGGAGAAATATATTATGTCATCAACAACCTTTTCGGGTCCAGTGACGTCTACAGCCGGTTTTATTACAGGTACAGGCGTTAATTCAACAGTTACAGCATCAACATTAACAGTAACTCAAGCAGACTATAATGGCCAAACTATTGGTTTAAGTCGTGCAGCGGGTATTACAGTTACATTGCCAGCAGCTTCAGGTTCTAATGCAACATATACATTTGTTGTATCAACAACAGTTACATCTAATAGCTATAAAATTCAAGTAGCTAATGCAACAGACGTAATTAATGGGATAGCAAATGTTTCTGGTACTACAGGTACTCCATTTGGTACTCTTCCAGCTTCTGATACAATCACAATGAACGGCTCTACACAAGGCGGTATTGCAGGTTCATACGTTGAAATTATTGACGTTGCGACAGGCGTATTCTTTGTACGAGCAGCTTTAATAGGTTCTGGTACAGTAGTTACACCATTCTCTGCAGCTGTAAGTTAATTAATCACTGGGGGCGCTTAGCCCCCTCACTAAATAAAGGAGATTAATTATGGCTATGCAATATGATGTAAAACAAGCGCATTTAAATTCTAGTGGGTATCTAGTTAAATATCCTGTTCGTGTTAAAGGGTTATCGTATACTGGCACAGCTACTGCGGGGTATGTAACTTTATTTGATACGGCTACAACACCTGTTTCATCAGGCGTAACTTATGCACGATCTGGTACAACTGTAACAGTAACAAAAACAGCTCATGGATTAATTACCGGTGATGTTATTGGTATTCACTTCTTATCAAATTCTGGTGTTTCAGCTACTGATGGTACATATTCTATTACTAGAACAACTGCTGATGCATTCACTTTAGTTGATATTAATACAGGTACTATTTCTAGCACTGCAGCTATATATGTTGTAGGTAAATGGCTTATGACTTACGAACCCGCAGCTACTGATGTATTTGCCAACGTTCCTTATATTCCGGGTGAAGGTGTACGAGCTGAAACAGGCGTGTATGCTGAAATGTCTAACGTGGATTCAGTACAAATATTCTATGGCTAGTAAGAAAAAAGGTCCTAGCTTAGCAATTGGACGTGGTGAGAAACTTCCTGTATCAAAAGGTGCAGGGCTCACGGCTAAGGGTCGTGCAAAGTATAACGCAGCTACTGGGTCAAACCTCAAGGCTCCTCAACCACAAGGTGGCGCTCGTAAGAGATCGTTTTGTGCTAGGATGTCTGGTATGCCTGGTCCTATGAAAGATGAAAAAGGTAGACCGACTAGGAAAGCCGCATCACTAAAAAGGTGGAAATGCTAATGAGTACAGAACGAGAACTTGCCGAACACGGTATCGAAATTAAACACATTCAAACAGATGTAGACACCCTTATGGAAGATATGAACGAGTTAAAGAAAAGACTTGATGCTATTGAGTCTGCCCTTAACGAAATAAAAGGTGGGTGGAAAGTATTTATATTTATTGCGGGGATAGCTTCAGCCGTTGTTAGTTGGGCTGTAAATCATTGGCTTAAGTAGGAGATACTATGAAATCATTTATAGATAGAATATTTAAAAAAAGGAAACACGATGCTGAACAAATTGAAGAAAATAAAGCAATACTTAGTGAACAAATTGAAACAAGTATTAAAGAACGTATAGTTCAAAATAAAATTAATATGGAAGAAGTAGAAAAAGAAACACAAAAAGAACAAGTTGTATATAAAAAACCAGGTCACTACTTTGCAGATTGTAATTGTGCTAAGTGTGTAAGGTGGAGATGGATAAATCAAAATGCCGAGTAAATCTAAAAAGCAACATAATTTAATGGCAGCAGTAGCTAACAACCCAGCCTTTGCTAAAAAAGTTGGTATATCAAAATCAGTAGGAGAAGAGTTTATGAAAGCAGATAAAACTAAGAAGTTCGGATCAGGTAAATTAGTAGAAATAGATACTAATAAAAATCCTGGATTATCAAAATTACCAACGGAGGTTAGAAATAAAATGGGCTACATGAAAAAAGGCGGTATGGCTAAATCAGATTCAAAAGAAGATACAAAGATGGACAAAACTCAAGATAAGGCTATGATCAAAAAAGCATTTAAACAACACGACATGCAAGAACATAAGGGCGGTAAAGGAACCAAGTTAGCGCTTAAAAAAGGCGGTATGGCTAAAAAAATGAGTAAAGGTTGTGGTTATGCTTTAGGCGGCAAAGTAGCTCAGTTATCAAAAGCTAACGGTGTTGCTACTAAAGGTAAAACAAAAGGTACCATGGTTGCTATGCGCAGTGGTGGTAAAACTAAATCTAAGATGTGCTAAGGAGAATATTATGGCAGCAGATGATGGTAAATTAAGACTTGGTGGTAAAACAATAGATGAAATTAAAGAAGCCATGAAGGGTGATGGTAAAACTAGATTTTTTGGTAAAACCAAAGACGAAATTCAAGCTCATAGAGCTGCAGTTAACGCAGCTTTTTCTAGAAAAAAAGAAAGCGCATCATCCGATGACAAACCTAATATTGCATCACGCACAGATTTTAGTGATGAAAAAATAGCACCTAAGTTTAAAGCCCCTAAAAAGACGGCTAAAGAAAAAATTGAAACACCTCCAGGTGATATGGGTAGTGTTGATAGAACTGCTGATGTTATAGCTTCAGGTCCTGATATGTCTAAAGTTAATAAAGATATGCCTATGTCAACTAGAGATTTTACAGCAATGGAAATGGCTCAAAACATAATGTCACCTGGTTACAATAAGAAAAAAGGTGGCATGATCAAAACTAAAAAGATGTCTTCAGGCGGATCAACTGCATCTAAACGTGCAGATGGATGTGCTCAACGTGGTAAAACTCGCGGAAAGATGTGTTAATCATGGATGAATTTGAAAAAGTTCGTGACGAGTTACTAAAAAAACAACTAGGTGAAAACTATAAAGAATTTGAAAAACCTAGAAAAAATATGCCTACCGAAAATGATATGGAGCCTTTACCTAAAAAAGAAAATAAAGCTAGAGGAATACAGTTAAAACTAGGTCCTTCTAAAAAAGATAAACCTACTGACTTAAATCCTACATATAAAAAAGGTGGCATGACTGCTTCATCTCGTGCAGATGGATGTGCAGTTAGAGGAAAGACAAGAGCATGAGACCTTCACGTGGTATGGGCGCTATAATGCCTGATAAAATGCCTAAAGGTAAAAAGAAAGCTCGTAAAGATAGCACGGACTTTACAGAGTATAAAGAAGGTGGCAAAGTAAACGAAGCAGGTAACTACACAAAACCTAGTCTACGTAAAAGAATATTTAATAGTATTAAAGCAGCTGCTGTGCAAGGTACAGGTGCAGGTCAATGGTCAGCACGTAAAGCTCAACTCATGGCTAAACGATATAAAGCTTCAGGTGGCGGATATAAATGAGTGCATTAGCTAAACCACAACGTTCACTAAAAGCATGGGGTGAACAAAAGTGGACAACTAAGTCTGGTAAAAAGTCCAGTGAAACAGGTGAAAGATACTTACCTGAAAAAGCAATAAAAGCATTAAGCTCACAAGAATATGCAGCAACAACAAAAGCAAAAAGAGCAGGTAAAGCTAAAGGCAAACAGTTTGTAGCTCAGCCTAAATCAATTAAACAAAAAGTAAAACCTTTTAGAAAAATATAATCATGGTAGATAGAACCACAGGGTCCACGAGTTTTAATTTAGATTTAAACAATCTGGTTGAAGATGCGTTTGAACGATGCGGACAAGAGTTGCGTACTGGGTATGATCTACGCACTGCACGTCGTTCACTAAACCTACTTACAATTGAGTGGGCTAACCGCGGTATTAATATGTGGACCATTGAACCTGGTCAAATCAATTTAAACCAAGGTCAGATTATGTATGCCTTGCCTACTGATACGATAGACCTACTTGACATGGTCACTAGAACCGGTACAGGTCAGAACCAACAAGATATTAATATTAACCGTATCAGTGAATCAACCTATATTACAATACCTAATAAGAATGCAACAGGACGTCCTATCCAAGTGTGGATTAATAGACAGAGTGGTCAAGAGAACCCTACTGATTTATATACAGATGGCGCCGTTACTTCTACAGCGACTACGATTAACTTAACTTCTATTGTAGGTTTAGCGCAGTTTGGCTTTATTAGACTAGATAACGAAACGATTCAATATGGCGGACTTACAACCACAACAAGCGGTGCTACAACATACTACCAATTAACGGGATGTATACGTGGTGTTAACAACACAACTGCTGCGACTCACATAACCGCTACTAGAGTGTTTGTACAGAACTTACCTACAGTGAATGTATGGCCAGCACCAGATCAAAGTAACAACTATCAGTTTGTGTATTATAGATTAAGACGTATTCAAGATGCAGGTAATGGTATCACCGTAGAAGATATTCCGTTTAGATTTATTCCTTGCATGGTTGCAGGGTTAGCGGCGTATTTAGCGATGAAGTTACCTAATGTAGATCCTAATAGAATTGCAATGTTAAGAGCCGACTATGAAGCAGCGTTCCAATTAGCAGCTGATGAAGACAGAGAAAAAGCAAGTATTAGATTTGTGCCTCGTGAACAGTTTTACACAGGTTAAGTAATGCCAACCAAGTACGCCAGCGCCAAGAACTCCATAGCACAATGTGACCGTTGTGGGTTTAGATATAAGTTAAAAGAACTTAAACGCTTAGTTATTAAGACAAAAAATGTTAATATACTAGTGTGTCATGAATGTTGGGAACCGGATCAGCCACAGTTACAACTAGGTATGTACCCGGTTAATGACCCACAAGCAGTGCGTAACCCAAGACCTGATTTAGGTTATTACCAATCTGGTTTAAATGGTTTACAGACAGATGAAACAACAGGCGTATCAACCTCACAAACAGGTGTCCCTTTAATGGGTAGTAGAGTTATACAATGGGGTTATAATCCTGTAGGCGGTGCTAGTTATTTTGATGCGGCACTAACACCGAATGACTTAGTAGGAACAAGTGCACTAGGTGATGTAACAATATCAATATCTTAAGGAGAAGTAAAATGGCATATAAATCAGGCGCAGACGGTATTACTAAACAAGGTAAAACCAAAGGTAAAAATTTAGGCGATACAGGCCCTAACGTAGGAATTCAAAACGGTCCAATTAAACATACTGTTGGCAAATTAAATGCTGACATGAAAAAAATGGGTCGTGGCTTAGCTAAAATTGCAGCACAAAAAAGAGGATAATAATCATGGCAGAATATAAAACACCGATAAATGTACCTAACGCAGACATTTATTTTTCACAAGACCCTAATAAGTTAAAAGCTCAAGAACTTAATAAAGGTACTGCTAGACAACGTGTAAGTGCAGGAGATCCTGGTTCTGATGTAATCAATAGACATGGTGAACTTGAAACTCGCGGTAATGGCGCAGCTACTAAAGGTCGTAAAGCTCGTGGACCTATGGCGTAATAAATGACGTACACTGAACTTGTCGCACAAATACAGGACTACACAGAAAATACGTTTACTACAACGGATATAAACACGTTTATAACTCAAGCAGAACAACGTATTTACAACACAGTCCAACTACCTGCACTACGCAAAAACGTAACAGGTTCATTAAGTTCGGGTAATAAGTATTTAGCGATGCCTACAGATTGGTTAGCTACATTTAGCTTAGCTGTTATTAACACAGACAACGAATACTTATATCTTCTAAACAAAGACGTGAACTTTATTAGGCAATCATTTCCTGATACTGACTCAGCTTTTTATGGTGAACCACAATACTATGCGGTATTTAATGCTTCATCGTTTATTGTAGGCCCTACACCTGACGCTAACTACTCAGCAGAACTTCATTACTTCTATTATCCTGAGTCAATTACAACAGCAGGTACTTCATGGATAGGTACTAATTTTAGTTCTGTTCTTCTTTATGGGTCTTTATTAGAGGCTTATACTTACATGAAGGGTGAAGCAGACGTGATGGCTACTTATAAAGCTCGTTATGATGAAGCGATGCTATTACTCAAACAGCTTGGTGATGGCAAAGATAGACAGGACTCATACCGATCAGGTCAAGTTAGATACCCAGTACAATAAAGGAAACTAAATTGGCAATCTCACAAACACTAGCAACAAGCTTTAAAGTTGAAATTTTAGATGGCATACATAATTTTGGTGTGGGCGTTATTCGTGCGTCTACTGCAGCGGATACTTTTAAAATAGCTCTTTATTCAACTCTAGCTACGCTTGACGCTGCCACAACAGTATATACAACACTGAATGAAGTTACAGGTACAGGCTATACAGCAGGTGGTAATACATTAGTTATATCTCAAGTCCCAACATCAACAAGTACTGAAACAACAGCATGGTTAAACTTTGCTAATTCAAGTTGGACTAGTGCAAGCTTTTCAGCAGATGGTGCTTTGATATATAATAGTACTCAAGGTAATAAAGCAGTAGCAGTATTAAACTTTGGTGGCACTAAAACCGCTACCGCGCAAACGTTTACAGTAACATTCCCGGCATCTACATTGGATGCTGCAATTATAAGGATTTCTTAAATGACATTAGATTCATCAGTATTTTCAGAAGCACCACAAGTAAATATTAATAATGTAAGACCCCTAGAAAAAGATTTATATAAAATGATGTGGGATAGACCGGAGTATAGAGTTGTAGCTCCTGGTGAACACATCGCACACGAATTTTTAAAACAAGCTAGACCACCTAAAGGCGCATCAGTATTAGATTTGGGTTGTGGCACTGGACGAGGTGCTCTTAATTTAGCTTTTTTTGGTGGCTTAGATGTCACGATGGTTGACTTCGCAGATAATTGTTTAGACGAAGATATTCGACCAATGCTAGAAACACAGAAGCATGCTATGCGATTTGTAGAGGCGGACTTATCTCAACCCTTACCTGTTAAAGCAGCTTATGGGTTTTGTACTGATGTGATGGAGCATATAAGACCTCATCATGTAGATAAAGTATTAGATAATTGTTTGGCTGCTTGTCAGCATGTATTCTTTCAAATTGCTACTGAAGATGATGTTATGGGTAAATTGGTGGGGCATAAGCTTCATTTAAGTGTACATCCATATGAATGGTGGTTAAAAAAGTTTATAGACCGAGATTGTGTTATTCATTGGTCTAAAGAAGAAAAAGGTTATTGTTTATTTTATGTAAGTAATTGGTTAAAAGGTTCTGATATTGTTGATGCTGGAGTGCTTAATACAGACGATGAAATTATCAAAGCAAACGTAGAGCACAACATTAAACGAGGTTTTTTACAAATAGAACCCCACCCTACGAATGACCAAGAAGTTATGATTGTAGGCGGTGGACCGTCATTGAATGAACACCTAGAAACTATTAGACAAAAACGGGCTGATGGTGTTAAACTGATTACAATTAATGGGGCTTATAAATGGTGCCTAGATAATGGTATTACGCCTTCTGCTATGGTTATGGTAGATGCAAGACCATTTAATGCACGATTTACACAACCTGTGGTAGATCATTGTAAGTATTTTATTGCTTCTCAATGTGATCCTACTACGTTTGATGGGCTTCCAAAAGATAGAACCTATATATGGCACACAAGTACTGAGTTACTTAATGACATATTAGCTAAACAATACCGAACTTGGTATCCTGTTCCAGGAGGATCGACAGTCCTTTTAAGAGCAATACCGTTGTTTAGGATGTTAGGTTTTAAACAGTTTCATCTCTTTGGATGCGATTCCTGTTTAGAAGATGAAGTTCACCATGCATATGAACAAATAGAAAATGATGGACAGTTAAACATACCCGTAAACGTGGGCGGAAAAATATTTAACTGTAACCCGTGGATGATTTCTCAAGCACAAGAATTTATTGATTTGATTCGTATGCTAGGGGATGAAATTGAATTAAACATTTACGGCGGGTTACTCCGTCATATTTTAGAAACTGGCGCATCATACGCCGACATAAAGGAGATTTAAAATGGCTGCAACTGCATGGCAATTATATAATTATGCTAAACGATATATAGGTAACGGAACCATTACACTAGGCGCTGGAGTAATTAAAATGGTTTTAGCGCGAACTTCAAGTAATGCTTCAACTTTTACACTTAGTACCTATGCTCAGATTACTGCTGAGATTTCAGCTACTGGTGGATATGTAGCAGGCGGTAGAAATTTAGTACCAGCAACGGCTCAATGGACAGTAGGTGCTTCAGCAAAACAAATGAAGTTTACAATGTCTACAGTAGGTTTAGCATTTACAGCTTCTGGTGCTTCATTAACTAACATTAGATACGCGATTCTACGTAATTCAACTGGCGCTGGCGCTGGTAAGTTATTATGTTTTTGCCAATTATCTAGTGCTCAATTTACTGTAACATCACCTAATACATTGACAGTTTTACCTGCTGCTACCGGCATCTTTACTCTAACTTAAGAGTTTAGTCGTGGCAGTAACAACTGGCTGGGGACGCGGTACCTGGAGTTCTGCTGAATGGGGGCAAGGAATTGTCATCGAGGCAGACGTAGGGACAGTTACGCTTACGGGCATAGCACCTTCAGTTGTACAAGGTGTAATTAGAACTCCTGCTGTAGGAACATTAACATTAGTAGGTAGTGCTCCAAGTGTAGTTACAGGACAAGTAGTAACTCCTACGGGTCAATCTGTAATTATAGGATCTGCACCAAGTATTGTAGTCACAGGAAATGTAGTAACACCCGCTGTAGGCACAGTAACACTTACGGGCATAGCACCTTCAGTTGTACAAGGTAAAATTATAACCCCTGCCGTAGGGACATTAACATTAGTTGGTGTAGCACCTACAGCTCTTACAGGTAGTATTATAACCCCTGCCGTAGGGACATTAACATTAGTTGGTGTAGCACCTGAAATAGCTCTACAAAATAACATATTTAAAACACCTGATACAGGAAGTTTAAGTCTTGTAGGAGCAGCACCTGATGTAGTACAAAGTATTGTAATAACACCAGCAGTAAGTACCTTAACAATAGCTAGTGACGCACCAAAAGCCCTTACGGGTGTAGTTATAACCCCTGACGTAGCAACACTTACTTTAACAGGCGTAGCGCCTTCAGTACTTACAGGTAGGGTAATAGCTCCAGCAGCAGCAGTGCTTACCTTAGTAGGTGGAACATCTACATTAAGTAACCCAAATTGGAATGTAATAAATACAGCACAAACACCTGGATGGGTGCAAATAGCAGCATAAAAAGAACAATTTGTAGTAAAATATAGCAAACTAAAAGGAATTTATTATGGCAAGCACCTATTCAGCACTGAAAATAGAACTCATAGGAACTGGCGAACAGTCGGGAACTTGGGGCACTACAACTAATACTAATTTGGGCGACGCCGCACTGGGTGAAGCTATTACAGGATCTGCTGATGTAAACTTTGCTACAGCTGCTGATGTTACTGTAACTCTTACTGATGTTAATACTACTCAAGCTGCTAGAAACCTTCGTTTAAATATTACTGAATCTTCTACAGGCATAGGCTATGTAGGTAACTTAATTCTAGGTTCAGGATGCCAGATTGAAAAATTCTATCTTATTAATAATACAGGTACTGGCGCTAAAACAGTTAAAAATACAACAGGTACAGGCATTTCAGTTCCAGCAGGTAAAGCAACTTTAGTTTATAACAATGGTACTAATGTGGTTGATGCAGCTACTTATTTTAGCTCTTTAACATTAGGATCAGCCCTTCCAGTAGCTTCAGGTGGTACGGGTGTTACATCATCTACAGGAACGGTAGCAGTTGTTTTATCAAATACACCTACTTTAGTAACCCCAGTATTGGGCGTTGCAACAGCTACATCAATTAATAAAGTTGCTTTAACCGCCCCAGCTACAGCATCGACACTTACTATCGCAGATGGTAAAACATTAACAGCAAGTAACTCACTTACTTTAGCAGGTACTGATTCAACAACAATGACATTCCCAGCGTCAAGTGCTACGGTTGCAGGGTTAGGCATAGCTCAATCATTTACTGCAAAACAAACTTTTACAGGTGCAACAGCTTCTTTAGCTTCCGCATTTATTAATGCTACTGAAACATCAACGATTTCTGCAACAGCAGCTACAGGTACAATCAATTATGATGTAACCACTCAATCAGTTCTTTATTACACAACATCAGCAAGTGCTAACTGGACAGTCAATATTAGAGGTAATGCAACAACATCTTTAAATACTTTAATGTCTACTAATGATTCACTTACGGTTGTATTTTTAGTATCACAAGGTGCTACAGCTTACTACAATAATGCTCTTACAATTGATAGCGTATCTGTCACGCCTAAATATCAAGGTGGCACAGCATGGACAAGTGGTAATGCTTCAGGTATAGATGCTTACTCATATACCATTGTTAAAACAGGATCAGCAGCATTCACAGTATTTGCAGCCCAAACACGATTTGCATAAAGGTTAATAAATGTCATTATTATCAAGACTAGCCGTATCAGCAGCCAGAGCTTATGGTGCATTATCATCCAATCCTAACGCTGTATCTGCATCCTATCTTGTTGTAGCTGGTGGTGGTTCAGGTAGTGCATCACATGGAGGCGGTGGTGGGGCAGGTGGTTATCAAACTTCTACATTTACATTATCAACCCTTAATACTTACACAGTTACTATTGGAGCAGGTGGTGTAGCTTCAGGTATTCAAGGTGCTGTTGGCTTTGATGGTTCTACATCTTCTATTTCAGGAACAGGATTATCTACTATTTCATCTGGTGGTGGTGGTGGTGGTGGAGCTGGTTTTAATTCATCATCTTGTGTGGGAAGAAATGGTTTAGCTACTAATGGTAATGGTGGCGGTGCTGGTGGTGGAACAACATCTAGTGGTCAAGCTGGTGGTTCAGGAAATGGTGCAGGATTTGCTGGTGGTTCAATGGTTACTAACGGAACAGCAGGTGCTGGTGGTGGCGGTGGCGGTGCTGGTGCTGTTGGAGCAAATGCTACAGGTTCTGGTTCTGGAGGTGCTACAGGCGGAATTGGTGGCGTAGGGTTATCTAATTCAATTACAGGTTCATCAGTATTTTATGCTGGCGGTGGAGGCGGAGCTGGATGGACAACCAATGGTGCGGCTGGAGGTAATGGAGGTGGTGGTGCTGGAGGAAACCCAAGTGTAAAAGGTGTTAATGGAACAGCTAACACAGGTGGTGGCGGTGGTGGTTCTGGGGATGGTAGTAGTACTACAGGTGGTAATGGCGGTTCAGGCATAGTCATCATATCTTACACATCTGCTACACCCAAATTCGTAGGTGGCACTCTTACTACTTCAGGTGGTAACCAAATACACACATTCACATCTTCAGGCACATTAAGCCCTCTTACACCTGTAACAGCTAGTTATTTAGTAGTAGCTGGTGGTGGAGGCGGTAATCAAGGTTTTGGCGGCGGCCCAGGAGGAGGGGGTGGTGCTGGTGGACTATTAACTTCATCTACTACGCTTTATTCAGGCGCTACTTATGTAGTCACAGTAGGCGGTGGCGGTGCGGGTTCTTCAGCAGGAAGTGCTGCTGCTGCAACAAGTGGTTCTAATTCAGTATTAAGTGGCACAGGCATTACTACTGTGACATCCACAGGTGGTGGTGGTGCAGGAACAACTACAGGACAAAATGGTGGTTCAGGTGCTGGTGCTAATTCAAATGGTGGGACAGGCGGAACAGGAACATCAGGACAAGGTAATAATGGTGGAACAGGAAATGGAGTACCTAATTATGCTGCTGGCGGTGGTGGTGGTGCAAGTGCTGTAGGAGCAAACGCATCAACAATAAATGGTGGTAACGGTGGTGCAGGCTCTGCTTCATCTATAACTGGTTCTTCAGTAACCTATGCTGGTGGTGGTGGAGCTGGTGCTTATACAGGCACTGCTGGAAGCGGCGGTGCAGGTGGTGGTGGAAATGGAGCTGCTGGCACAACAGGAGCTTTATCAGGCGGATCAGGAACAGCTAATTTAGGTGGTGGTGGTGGTGGTATAGGTGGTGCAGGCGGTGCAGGATCAGGAACAGGCGGCTCTGGTGGTAGCGGAGTTGTGATTATCTCATACGCTGGCTCACAAGTATTTAACGGTGGTTTAGTCACATCATCAGGTGGTAATACAATCCACACATTTTTAGCATCAGGTGCTTTAACACCATTAACAAATAACCTAAATAACTCATTAAGATTTAGAGCTAGTGCATCTGCTTATCTAAATAGAACACCTGCATCAACACCTACAAGTTGGACTTTAAGTTTATGGGTAAAAAGAGGAACATTAGGTTCTCAACAAGCTTTAGTGTATTCAAGACAAGCTGGCACTATTTCTACAGGATTGTTTTTTAATGCTTCAGACCAATTAGAGTTTAATTTTACTACTGTTTCAGTAGTAACATCCGCAGTATTTCGTGATCCTTCAGCTTGGTATCATGTTGTAACAAATTACAATGGCACAACATATAATATTTATGTTAATGGTAATCAACAAACTACAACAGGTTCTTCAACAGGTGCTAATACCTTTATGAACAGTAGTGCTTCAGTAGTAAATGCTATAGGCAAGTATGGTGATTATGCAGGATATTATCTTGATGGATATTTAGCAGATGTAAACTTTATAGACGGTCAAGTTTTAGCTCCCTATTACTTTGGTAACAATGATTCATATGGAAATTGGAAACCAATTAAATACACAGGTATGTATGGCACTAATGGTTTCTACCTAACCTTTGCTGATACTTCAGCTCTTACAACTTCATCTAATGCAGGTCTAGGTAAAGACACATCAGGCAACGGAAACTATTGGACTACTAACAACATCTCAATTACTACTGGCACAACCTATGATGCTATGACTGATGTGCCTACTAATACAAGTGCGACTGTGGCTAATTATGCTGTGTTGAACCCATTAGCTTTAAATACTAGCCAAACTTCATTAACAGAAGGTAACTTATACGCTATTCCAACATCTGGTGCTAGTAATTGGGGAACAGCATTTTCTACTATTGCAATACCAACTTCAGGTAAATATTATATAGAAGCTACTGCAACTGTTTATGCAGGTTCAGGTAATAACTCATCTTTAGGAGTTGTTGACTCTGCCACATTTATCCCAACAAATAGTGCAATTCTTTATCAATATACAACTGGCGAAGGTTTTGATGGAATACTATGTCATTTATTTAGTGACTATGTTGCACCAATAGATGATGGTGTTCAAGGTACTAATGTAACAGGAATTACAGGAACATCTGTAAATTTAATGCTTGCTTTGGATGTTGATAATGGAAAAGTATATGCTGGATATAATGGCACATGGTTAAATTCAGGAAACCCTGCTGGCGGAACTGGTCAAGTAGCAACAAGAACATTTTCATCTACAGATGTAGTAGCTGGCAATACTTCTTATAATGGAACAAATGATCAAGCACAATATTATAACTTTGGACAACGACCATTCTCTTACACACCACCTACAGGCTTTGTAGCACTAAACACATATAACCTACCTACCCCTACTATATTACAGGGTAATAAGTATATGGATGCAACGCTATGGACAGGTGTTGGTCCAGCATCACAAGTTATAGTAAACCAAGCATTATTTAAACCTGATTTAGTATGGGTAAAAAATAGAAGTTCAACAAGAAAACATAACCTTTATGATTCTGTAAGAGGCACCTCAAAGAGATTAGTGTCTAATGACACAGCAGCAGAAGATACAGTTGCAGGTGTTACAGCATTTAATTCTAATGGTATGACGCTTGGAGATGAAGGTGATGTAAATGCTAATGCTCTTACTTTTGTAGGTTGGCAATGGCAAGCTGGTCAAGGCTCAACATCATCTAACACTTCAGGCTCTATTACATCTACTGTATCTGTAAATACAACTGCTGGGTTTAGCATAGTAAGTTACACAGGTAATGGAACAAGTGGAGCTACTGTAGGGCATGGTTTAGGTGTAGCACCTACTTTTGTAATAGTTAAAGAACGAGGATCAGGCGGTTCAGGTGCTTGGGCTACTAAATTTCCAGGTGCAACTGCAACACAATATCTAGCATTAAATGAAACATCTGCCGCAGTAACCACAAATAGTTATTTTACGGCTAACCCTTCTTCCACTCTTATATATTTAGGCAGTAGTAGCACAAATGTAAGTGGTGAAGGTATGATAGCTTATTGTTGGACACCTATAGCAGGGTTTAGCTCATTTGGTTCTTATACAGGTAATGGTAGTGCTGATGGTGTATTCGTATACACAGGATTTTTACCTAAATATATAATGATTAAATCTTCAAGTATTGCTGGTGAATGGGCTATATATGATATACCAAGAGATTTATATAATCCTATGGGATTAGGTGGCGGCAGATTACAAGCTAATACTGCTAATGCAGAAACAGGCGCAGATTCAGCACAATATATAGACTTTTTATCTAACGGATTTAAAATTAGAAACACATCAGGATTTGATAATCAATCAAGTGCTACATATATATTTGCCGCATTTGCATCTAACCCATTTAAGAATAGTAACGCATTTTAACAGGAGAAACACATGGCACATTTCGCACAACTTAACGCAGAAAACCTAGTAACACAAGTGATTGTAGTTGCTAACCAAGACACAGCCGATCAAGACGGTGTAGAGAACGAAGCTATAGGCATTGAGTTCTGCACTAACTTACTTGGTGGTAAATGGGTTCAAACATCATACAACGCTAATATCCGTAAGAACTACGCAGGTGTAGGATACAAGTATGACGCTACACTAGACGCTTTTATTCCACCACAACCTTTTGCAAGCTGGACATTAAATAATGAAACAGCACAGTGGGAAGCTCCAGTAGCTATGCCTACAGATGATAAACGTTATACATGGGATGAAGCAACGACAGCTTGGGTTGAAGTACCCGTAGGTGAATAATGAAGATCCTAGTTGGGGTTTTAATAACGCTTTGTTTACTTAGCTGGGTACATTGTTTAGGGGGTTAAAATGAATATGGAAAAAATAACGAGCATGTTGTTCCCAGTGATAGTCTCGGCTATTGCTTGGTTACTTACTTCAATGGCGTCTATACAAGCAGACCTCATCAGTATCAAATCTAAAATGCCTAATCTAATTACAGAACAAGGTGTACCCACTGACAGCCCAATCTCAGCAGAAGCAAGAGCTAGATTGAAAGAAGAATTAAGAGCTCAGATGGGTGAACTTAATGTACGTATCCGTATTTTAGAAGAACATGAAAAATCAAAAGGATTTAAATAATGTTTAGTATTCTCTCATCCATATTAGGTTTTGCAACTGCAGGACTACCTAGCATATTAGGATTCTTTCAACAAAAGGGAGATCAGTCTCATGAACGTGAGATGGCTAGATTACAAAATGAACAATCATTACTTATGGCTGAAAAAGGTTTTGTATCTCAAGAAAAAATAGCAGCGATTAATTTGGAGGGTACTTATGCAGAAACATTTACACAAGAACGCCAAGCACTTTATGAACACGATGCAAAACTTGTACACGATGCAGCCCCATGGGTTAGAACTCTCAATGCAAGTGTCCGCCCTATTGTTGCTTTCACTTTTGTAGCATTACTTTTATTTGTCGATATTGGCGGTTTTATTTGGGCTGTTAAGACTGTAGGTTTTAGTGGTGAAGCTATGGATATTATATTCTCTACTGATGAAATGGCTATTGTAGGTTCTATCATTGGCTTTTACTTCGGAGCTAGAACTTGGGAAAAGAAATAAGTGAATGTATCAAAAGCTGGCATCGCTCTTATCAAACATCACGAGGGTGTGCGTAGTCGTCCCTATCGTTGCCCTGCAAACTTGTGGACTGTTGGTGTGGGTCATCTTATCGGGGATGGCAAATTGTTGCCTGATTCTTGGAACAGAACTTTTACGGAAGCTGAAATAGATGGACTTCTTAAATCCGACTTACGTCGCTTCGAGCTGGGAATATCTAAGATGTTACCTAACGTGCCTCTTAGACAATGTGAATTTGATTGCTTGGTATCTTTTGCCTTTAATCTTGGCTTGGGTACATTTCAGCGATCAACACTCCGTCAAGCGTTGCTTCGCAATGATAAAAAACAAGCTATGGAATCATTAATTAAATACTGCCGTGCAGGTGGTAAAATACTCAAAGGTCTACAAACTCGTAGATTAGATGAACGTGCACTCTTTGAAAGTAAATAATGCCATTAAGTAAATTAGTATTTAAACCAGGAGTTAATAGAGATCAGACTAATTATGCGTCTGAGGGCTCTTGGTATGACATGGATAAAGTACGCTTTCGTTCAGGCTTCCCTGAAAAGATTGGTGGCTGGGTTGTACAAAATCAAACTGCTTATGTAGGCGTTGCTCGTAGTATTTTTAATTGGTCTACAACAGATACTAATGACCTCACAGGTATTGGTACTAATCTAAAGATGTATGTAGTTAATGGTACTCAAATTACCGATATTACGCCTATACGTCAGACCTTTACATCTCCTACTACTGATAACTGCTTTGGCACAACCAGCGGCTCTACTACCGTTTTAGTCACTATTGCAAATCATGGTGCAACTGATGGGGCTTATGTTACTTTCTCTGGTGCAGTAGCTGTAGGTGGTGTTAGTGCAACTAATTTAAATAAAGAATTTGTAATCACTTATGTATCAGCTAGTACCTTTACTATTAAAGTAGCTTCAGCTGCAACTTCTACAGTGGCTTCAGGTGGTGGTACAAGTATTACTGCCGCGTTTCAAATTAATCCAGGGTATGCTTATAATACAGCCGGTTATGGCTGGGGTGCTGGTGCTTGGGGACGTAACGGATGGGGTCAAGGTTCTACAGTACCTGTTTATTATCCACCTCGTTTAATCTTTCAAGATAAATTTAATAATGACTTAGTGTTTAATATACAAGCTGCTGATATTTATTATTGGGTTTATACAAGTTCTTTTAATACGCGTGCTGTTTTATTATCAAGTATTACAGGGGCTGTAGCTGTACCCCAACAAGTGACTAAAATACTATTCTCTCCACAAGGTTTCTTGCTTGCTTTAGGTTGTACTAACTATGATGCTACTGCTTCAGCACCTAACTACCTAGGTACCTTTGATCCATTACTTGTTCGCTGGTCTAACGTGGATGCTGATATAGGCCCTGAACCTGAAAATTGGCAACCTACTTTAACTAATACAGCAGGATTCTTAAGACTACAAGCAGGTTCACACATCGTATCTGGAATCTCTACTAAACAAGAAGTACTTATATTTACTGATACATCACTTACATCGCTCCAATATTTAGGTACTTCAGAAGTATTTAGCCAACAACTTGTTTCTCAAAGCATTTCTATCGCAGGTTCTAATACTGTTGTTGCTGTAAATAACATTGTTTACTGGATGGGCTACGATAAATTTTATGCTTACTCAGGACGTGTAGATACCTTACCTTGTACACTTCGTCAATTTGTATTTAATAATTATAATAAAGCGCAACGTGAAATATTCTTTGCAGGCTCTAATGCTCAGTTTAACGAAGTTGTTTGGTTCTATTGTTCAACGAATTCTACTGAAATTGATCGTTATGTCATCTACAACTATATTGAAAACATTTGGTACTTTGGTGCTATTGAAAGAACTACATGGATTGATGCAGGTATTGTAAGTTACCCTCTTGCTACAGATAATGGTTATTTATACCAACACGAAAATGGTCACGATAATGGTCAACCTTTAAATGCCGCACCCGTTGCTATTAATGCTTATATTCAATCTGCTGATGTTGATATTGAGGACGGTGAAAAATATATGCTTATACGCCGTGTCATCCCCGATGTTAATTTTAATTCTTCAGACACAACTAATTCTGTTACCGGAGCTCCACTCGTACCCGCAGTGACTATGACTGTAGGAGTACGTAATTTCCCAGGTGCTGCAAGTTCTACTACAAACGCTGAAGGTCAAACAACGACACAAACAGTGACTACAGAAGCTACAGTAGACTTATATACTAATCAAGTCTTTATACGTGCACGTGGCAGGCAAATGAATTTTAAAATAGCATCTACTGGAGTAGGGGTTCAATGGCAACTTGGGTTACCTCGTGTCGACGCGCGTCCTGATGGACTAAGAAGCTAACATGGCTTTACAACTATTTACAGCGCCAACACTGCCCTTAGCGCCTAGGGATTATGATGCTGAATATTTTAATCAGTTAGTACGAGCGTTAAATACGTATTTTAGGCAAACGGGTTCTACTACACCTATAGTTATAGATCAGTTAACATTGCTGGCCCTACCTACAACTGCAGTGGGTCAACGTATAGGTACGGTTTATAATGATGGTGGGTACTTAAAGATTGTCTTAGCAAACACAATTAATCCATTAACAAACTCAGTTAACTTAGTGGGTGTAGCCCCAACAGTAATATTAAATGGCAACATTGTACCAACTAGAACAGTAGCATTAACAGGCATAGCGCCTACAATTACAGTAGCATAAGGGCTTAGAAACATGATATTATTAGATAAATTCAAGGACTTCGTATGACAGCACATCACACAGCTCAAGGTATAGCTTCCCTAGGTAGATATGGTGACGATTTAATCGTCCATATGAATCAAGAAGAAGTTGCGGGTTTGCAAGCATTAGCTAAGCAACATGGTGCATCTTTATCTATTAATCCTCATACTGGTATGCCAGAAGCGTTTAGTTTAGGCAAAGTATTTAAAGCAATACTTCCTGTGGCAGCTGGTTTTGCCTTAGGCCCTGGAGGTTTTGCTTCAGGACTGTTTGAATCAGGTTCATTTATGGGTTCTGCTTTAGGTACAGGGCTTTTAGTAGGCGGAGCTACCGCAGCATTAACAGGTAATTTAGGTCAAGGTTTAATGGCCGGTTTAGGTGCTTATGGTGGGTTTGGTTTAAGTGACGTTTATTCTAAAATGGGTGGTATGAGTGGCATAATGGGAGCAGGTAAATCTACTGCGGGATTAAATGCAGATTTAATAGGTAAACAAGGTATTAATACTGTAGGCAGTTCAATTCAACCTGTAAGTAATCAATTAACAACTCAAGCATTAGAAGCCAATGCAAATAATTTAGCGTCCTCTTTTCCAAAAACTCAAGTATTAGGTAGTGGAGTAGGAACAACTGGAGGTCAAGGTATTAGTTTAGGGCCTTTATATAATCAACCAGGCACTAATTTATTATCTGGTATGACTCCATCAGCAGCAACTACTATAGGTACATCTCCTAATATACCATTATCTTTAGCTGATACATCTAAATCAGCTTTATATAACCCTAGTTTAGCAGACAGTTTTTCTGCCGCTGGTGGTAAAGCCTCTCAATTATATATGCCTATAGGTGGAGCTGCATTAGCAGGAGTTGAACCTAAAGATTTTTATGATGAACCTTTAGCTGCACAAGAAAAACAAACCTATGAACAAACTGGTGTAGATTCTATGGGTAGACCTACCTATGGTTATGTTAACTCTTCTGCATTTAACCCATACAGAACATTAAACTTAAGTGGCCCAGGACCATTAAAACTAGCTCCTCCTGGTTATGCCGATGGTGGTGCAATTAATTCTTATGCAATAGGTGGTCCTATTGAGGCTACTGCAGGTTCTAGTATATATGGTAATCCTGATGGCACTATAGCCCAACAAACACCAAAAGATGATTATGGTATTGGACGTCTTAATAATTTGGCAAGGCAACAATCGCAAACTCAAGCACAAACTTATGGTTATGCAGAAGGTGGCGATGTTGGCATGAATTTAAATAATCTTCCTACACTTAATGTAAATACTGGGGTTAGTTCTTTACCTGATAGGGGTATCAATAATATAGATGCTAATACACTTAGATCTATAATGTATAAAATGACGCCTTTGGATGGTAAGGGTCTTTCCGGCAGAGAAATATATGATCAATTTGCGTTCGATGCACGTAACAAAGGATCTTCATTAGATACCATGAAAGTACAAGGCCGCGCAAAAGGCGGTTATTTAGATGGCGCTGGTGATGGTATGTCTGACTCAATACCTGCTACAATAGAGGGAAAACAACCAGCACGTTTAGCTGATGGTGAATTTGTAGTGCCTGCAGATGTTGTATCTCATTTAGGTAACGGTTCATCTAAAGCAGGATCAAAAAGATTATATGCAATGATGCAAAAAGTACGAAAAGCAAGAACAGGTAATCCTAAACAAGGTAAACAAATAAACCCTAATAAATATTTAATGGCATGAAATCAGTACAAATAGTAGCACCTGGACACATACATGCAGTGTGGTCTGTAGTACGAGGTTTACTTAATACTGCAATTATTAATTATGACTATGCTGATTATGATGTAGAACATCTAAAAGTGTTGTTAGTTAAAGAATTTCAAGTATTATTTGTTGTATTAGAAGACAACAATATTGTTGGAGCGTTTACAGTAGAAGTTATTACTTATCCTAATCATCGTGTAGCACACACTACCACTATGGGGGGTAAAGGATTATTTGATAAAAATACAGTAAGTCAATATGAAGAGTGGTGTGTAAGTAATGGAATTACGAAGATTAGAGCGTACGCTCAAGATGCACAAGCAAGATTATTTAAAATGAAATTAGGACTTAATGTGGTATCACACGTAGTGGAGAAAACTTTATGAAATTATTAAATCTGTTTAACTGGGTAGAAAGCTTAATAAGTTTCTTTACGCTTAATGTAGGCGGTGGCGGATCATCTGGCGGAGGCGGTGGTGGTTCTCAGACTTCTACTTCATATTCTACTAATTTACCTGAATACGCTAAGCCCTACTATGAACAGTTAATGAAGTCGACTGCTCAGAATGTTTATTCAACAGATGCTTCTGGTAATGTAACAGGTGTTCAACCTTATACTCCATATACAGGGGCTAGAGTTGCAGGGTTTACTCCAGGTCAAGAGGCTGTACAAAAAGAAACACTTGGTATGGCTACACCAGGACAATTTGCTCCAGCATCAGCGGGACTAGGAGCAGGTACTACTTTAGGTCTAGGTACAGGACTTGCAGGGTTAACAGGCGCTATGGGTTATACTCCTATGAGCGTAGGAACAGGTACATTTGGAGCCCCAGCTGCAGCTTCTTATATGTCTCCCTATGCTTCTAATGTAACTGATATTGGTGTACGAGAAGCTGAAAAACAAAGAGACTTAGCTAAATCAGCCGGCGCTCTAGGAGCTATAGGTCGCGGTACGTTTGGTGGCGCTAGAAATACTTTATTACAAGCTGAACAAGAAAGAGGCGCTAATCAAAACATAGCTGACTTAAGAACTAAAGGTCAACAAGATGCATACATGAATGCACAGCAACAATTTAATCAAGATCAAGCTAGGTCATTACAAGCTCAACAACTTAATCAAGCAGCCTATGGCCAACAAGCAGGACTCCTTGGTCAATTAGGAACTGCTGGTTTACAAGCTGGCCTACAAGGTTCACAAGCTCTTGGTCAACTTGGTGCTCAACAACAAACAACTGACTTGGCTAGACTTCAAGCTCAAGGTGCTACAGGTGCTCAACAACAACAACAAAATCAACAAGGTCTTGACGTTGCTTATCAAAACTTCTTGACTGCACAAAACTATCCTAAATCACAACTTGAATACTTAAGTAATATTCTACGTGGTAATGCAGGTGCACTTGGTTCTACACAAGTGGCTTATACACCGCAACCATCTACAGCATCACAAGTAGCCAGCTTAGGTTTAGCAGGACTAGGTTTATATAATGTATTAGGTAAAACAACATAGGACAATAATATGAGCATTGGTAAAAATTTAAGCTATATTCCACAACAAAAACTAATAGACTATGTTAAAAATCCTGAGTTAGCTGCAGCGGCTAATATACCGGCAGCATCTGCTTTATTTGAGTTACAACAACGTGTTGTAAAAGATAAAGAATTAGCTGCATTAAAAGCTAAAGAAGCTATGGCACAAGGTCCACAAAGTGTCGCAGATAAAACTATTGCAGCCTCACAACCACAAGGCTTACCAGCAGCTATGAATTTTGCACAAAACAATCAACCTATGGATGATAGCGGAGTTGCTTCATTAGATACAGGTGATATGTATCAAGAACAAAACTTTGCTAGTGGTGGTATCGTAGCGTTTGATAATGGTGGCGATGTTGACCTTACAACACGCAGTCGTTTTGATACACTTACTAACGAAGAAAAACAAATTATTGCAGCTCAATATGGCTTAGGTGCTGACTTAGGTAATCAACGTGGTTCTGTAGGTGCTGAATACGCTGGTATTATTAATTCACAAGGTGCCACTGTGCCAAGACTTAGTGAACTTCGTGGTCGTTACATGACTGATCAAGGTAATGAATATAATGCTAGATATACGCCTGATGCTAGAGCTTTAAGTGTAGATAGAAATACAGGTAGAACTTCTGTAGGTGCCGATGTAGCTCCTGGTCCAGATAATCGTATGGGCTTAAGAAGTATTCGTGGTAGTTACATTACTGATGATGGTACACGTTATGGTGCAGGATACAATACAGATGCTCATGAAGCCTTATTTGAACAAATTCGTAAGGATAATGCTAGATTAGGTTTAACTATTTCTCCTGATAAAGTAGGTGTTCAAGGTCAATTAAACTTTGCTCAAGGTGGAAAAGTTAAACATTATGCTTACGGTAAAAGTGTTAAAACAGATCCTGAATTATATGATCCGTTCTATTATAAAGATGCAGCTGCAGCGTTAGTACCTACAAGAAACGTTCCTACAGCAGGAGATTATTTTAAAGATCAAAGAGCTGCTGAAACAGAATTAGGTTTAGACCCTGATTATTATAAGACCCGTATGAAAGATATTGCTGCTGCTAATGAAACAGAAACAGATTCTGCTAAACGTATGGCAAATGCTAATATGTTGTTTGCTATGTCAGACGCCTTAAGTTCTACTCCAGGATCTTTATTAAAAGGCTTATCAAGAGCAGCACCTGCAGGACTTAAAGCAGGAACAGAAGCGCTTAAGGATCTTAGAGAACTTGAAAAAACTAAACGTGAAGCTCAAAACAAACTTAAAGATGCAGAGTATGCTCAAAAACGTGGTGATGCTCAAGGATATGTTAAAAATGTTAATGATTACAAAACACTTAACGCTAACATTGAGATGAAGAATGCTGAGCTTGAAACCTCTATCCGAATTGCTAACCTTAAAGAAAAAGCAAGTAAATCAGGTAAAGGCTATGAAATTTATGACAAAGCTGTAGATAATGCACAAAAAAGGTTTGATAAAGATTATCCTGATGCTGCATTTACTTCACATTTTAGTGAAGATAAAGCTAAATATGAGTTAGTTAGAAAACAATATATAGAACAAGAACTACAAACTCTTATGGGTGGGGTAGAAATGGCTTATGGTGCTTCACCTGCTGTAGCACAAGCCCCTGGTGGAATAACTAAACCTGTAGCTAATCCTGATGGTACAGTTACTGTTCCTGGTAAAGGTACATTTAAACAACTTCCTAATGGGAACTACGAAAAAATAACTTAATATGGCAAGAGAATTTACACCTGAAGAACTAGGTATCTCTAGTACACCACAGGAATATACATCTGAAGAATTAGGTCTATCTCCTACAGCAGCAACCAAAAAAGAATTTACCCCTGAAGAATTAGGATTAACTCCTACTGTTTCAGCTAAACCTGAAGACGTAGGCATGTTAACTCGTGCTAAACAAGCTTTAACAGAAGGCTTTGAATCTTTAGGTGGCGCTAAACGTGGTATTGAATTAGGTAGTGCTGTTGATAATAAAGACATGACAGCAGCTGCAGCTAAGATGCAAGATATAAAAACTAAAGGTCAAGTTGCTCCTGCTGTTCAAACATTATCTGCTGCAGACATACAGCGTATAGCTGAAGAAAAAGGTCTTATCCCAGCAGGCATGCAAGTGCCTTCATTTGTCGTAGAACAAATTTTAAAATCAGGTCCTGAAATGGTTATACCATTATTAACAGGATTTGCTGCATCTGCAGGAACTGCAGCAGTCACTGGTCCAGCGGCGCCATTAGCTGCACCAATTGTAGGAGCTTTAGTTGGTATTGGAACGTATGGTGTTCAACAATACGGTCATTTCATGGAACGTCAAGCATTAGAAAAAACTGCGCCTCAAGACTTAAATCCAACAGAAGCTAAAAAATGGGCAGCTATTACAGCACCTTTAGGCTATGCAGTAGATAGACTTACTTTAGGTATGGGTAAAGTAGGAACTAAAGCTGCAATAAAAGAAATAACAAAAGAAATTGCAGAACGAGGCACGGGTAGATATGTAGCTAAGGCAGCGGGTGAAGGTGCAATTAAAGGTCTTTCAGAAGTGCCTACTGAAGTATTAGAACAAGCAGCAGAACGTTATCAAGCAGGTTTATCTTTAGATGACGATCAAGCTAAAAATGAATACTTTGAAGCTGGTTGGGGTGCATTAGCTGTAGGTACTGGTCTTGGTGGTGTTTCGCATGGATATCAATCTTATAAAGAAGCTAAACAAATAACAAGTCAAGTTAAGGAAGTTAACAAAGCTAAAGAAAAAATACTTAGTGATGATATAGCAGATACTGAAGTAGCTAAACCTAATCGTAAAGATGTTATGGATGCTACATTTGACGAAATAAAAACTCAAGCTGATGCTATTAAAGCTAAACAAGCTAAACCAAAAGTTAAAGTCAAAGAAGAGGAAGAGCAAGATTTAGCCGATGATGAACCATCAAGCGTTCTTAATAGTGCTACGTTAACTTCGTTAGGGTTTAAAAAATCTAGCAATGGTTATAAAGCTCTTATTGGTAAAGATATATCTGCACAGGAAAATCGGGACTTATTAAATCAAGTTATTGAAGCAAATCCTGATAAAGTAAATGAAGATGTAGCGAATACTTTTATCCAATCTTTGCCTCCTGTGATAGAATTAAAACAACCAAAACCGATTCCTAAGGAAAAAATTGATGTCACTAGACAACCTAAAATTAAGTCCGAAGCAGATAGAACTAGCCTTCCAGCACTTGATGAATCCAAACGAGTACGAGCAACCCCCGAAGGAGTTGAGTCAAGTGACGTTGGAGGAGTGGACGCTACTGGGGATAATGTTGGACAACCTGTTGGACGAGAGACACAACAGCCTGTTACATTAAAAGAACCTAAAGCTCCAGAAGCTCAAGAGACTCTTAAGAGCGGAGAAGTTTTAGGTGCGTATTATGATATTGCTGATAAAGAACAAAAGTTTCAACAGCAAGTTCCTCAAGAAGGTTCGTTAGAAGTTAAGCGTAAAGAATACGTTAAACCTGAAGACAACCTAACACCTACTTCATTTACAGATAGGCTTTCCGATCCAGATCCTATTATTAGAGATAGAGCACGAACAGAGTTTTTAAAAACTGTGAGAGAAGGACGTAATATTGAACGTTCTAAACAAGAAGCGGAACTTCTTAAATCTATACCTCCTACCTACCCTTTAGTTAAACAAGGGCAGCTATTAGCTTCCAATCTAACTAACTTAAAAAACCCACCTCCACAATATCTTATTGATGAGTTACGCGACCCTATCTTAAATGATAAACAACGTAAACAAAAAATTGCAGAGGGTAAACAATATATTATAGATCAACGTATGGAGTCTGTAATTGATAAGATTCTAAACCGTCCACCTACACCTCAAGAAGTAGAAGCGTTTAATAAACTTCAAAATGAACTCTTTAGATATGAACCTAAAAAATTAGGTAAGAATAAAAAATCACAATTTGCTTCTGATAAAGAATCATACAATAGTATGATTGATGCCTTCATTGATGACTTCACAGGTTTAAAACAAGAGAAAAAATTATATAGTCGAGCTGTTTCACCTGAATTAACTCAGTGGTTTGAAGGCTCTAAATTAGTTGATGACACAGGAGCTCCTTTAAAACTTTATCATGGTACTACTAAAGATGTAAAAAATTTAAAATCAAGTAAAGATGGTTCGTTAGGTGCGGGAATTTACCTAACTCCTGATCCTGCTTTTGCTAGTAGATATGCGGAAGCCGAAGGTGGAAATGTTCTTCCTGTTATAACCAATCTTAAAAACCCATTAGTTATTAATACTGAAATGGGTAAAACAGATCCTATGATTCAAGCACTTACTCAATTAGGTGTAACTGAAGAAAAAGCTAGTGATATTGTTGAGAAAGCTTATGAAGAAAAAGGATATATATCTAAAGAAGTAATGACTCGAGCTCAAAAACAAGGATACGATGGTATTGTTCAATATAAAGACGGCAAGTTAAGTGAAATTGTTGCTTTTAATGCAACACAAGTTAAATCTACCATTGACTCTTTACAATCAACTTTAGAAGGCACTCCTGAAGGTAAAGCTATAGTTAATACAACTAGGCCTGCTAAAACATTAGGTCAAGCCCTTACTATTATTAGACAACAGCATTTAGATAAGCTAAACCCTGTTCAAAAGATATTACTAGATGTTATATCTAAACTGCCTAATGTAACTAAAGGCACATATAAAGTTATGGGTATGAAGAAAGGTGAATATGGTTTGTTTGAGCCTTTCCAAAACAAAACTACTATTAGCCCTGATGCAGGTGTAGATACAATATTTCACGAAGCGACACATAGTGCCACGGCCTTTGAATTAAAAAAACATGTAACCATGAAAAATGGTAGACCTGTTGGACGCACACCACTAGGTAATAAATTAGTAGATATATTTGACGTAGCTGAAGTTGCTGCTATGCAACAGGATCTAAACTTTGGTGAAGCCTTTAAAGATATGGATGAGTTTATTGCTAACGCATACAATACTGAAGCCTTCCAAAAATTCTTAGCAAGTGAACGTAGTGTTGTTCCGGATGCCCCTCCTGTTAATTCACTATGGACAGACTTCCTTAACTTCGTTAAACAACTTCTAAACTTAGGTGATGTATCTAATACTTTATTAAGTGATGTCGTAGGATTAACACCCGACTTATTTACAGGCACACGTCAAGTGGGTAACGCTACCATACCTGACTTCACGCCTCAAGATAGAATGTTTGCTAAAGACAATAATCAAAAAGCTGCAGCATACTTTAAAAATACAAACCTTAAAACTGAAAAGGTTGAAGAGGCATCAGCATTCAAAGAGTTTAAAGACGATCCTAAACAATTTGTTAGAGATAGGTTTAAAGGATGGCAGCATTTCCTTGACACTGCCGAAACTAACTTTTTTTCATCCGATGCAGGTTTAAGTAATGCTATACGTCGTGGGTTAGAAGAAAACGCTGAATGGGCAGAAACTAAAAAAGTATTACATTCCATTAGCACATCACAAGCGTTACATAGTGAAGCACCTGCTCATCAGTTTTTAGAAGAAGGTGATATTAAATACGATCCTAGTTTGCATAAATATGTTGTATCAAAATCTAACACAAGTTGGAAGAAGATGATGCTTAATATTAAGGCCCTTGCTGATAAGGCAGGTATTCCTTATGAAACTATGGAGAAGTATGCTCATGCAGCGTTGATTGGTAAACGCTTAAATAGCTTAAAAGAAAAGAATAAAGAGTTAAAAGAAGATGTTCTAGATATGATGCTAGCTGGTAAAGACAAAGAAGCTAAAGCTAAATGGGAAAAAGAATATAAACATATTCATATGACTACAAAAGAGATTAACAATGCTCTTAAACTATTTGATGCTTATCCAGGATTAAATGGTATTGTTGATCAATGGAATAGTATTAGAGCTAAAGTATTAAAGTTTGGTGTAGATTCAGGTCTTTATTCTGCAGAACAAGCGCAAGGGTTATTAGATGTAATGGACTATGTTCCGTTCTACCGTGTTGAGCAGATTGAACAAAAAGAAGGTCCTAAAGAATACACTCGTGGTTTATTAGATAGAGCTAAAACTGATCCTAGATTTAAAGGCAGTAATCAGCCTGTTAATAATGTGTTTGATAACATGGAACGCTGGATGACTTATGTTATTAGAAAAGGTATTAATAACAAAGCTGCACAAAATTTAGTTGCGGCAGCAGATCAATATTTAGAAGATGAAGTAACTAAACTACCTCCAGGTGCTAAGAGCCCTACAAGTAATACTATTGGTATATGGCAAAACGGTGGCATCGTTAAGTATCGTTTTGAAGACCCATTATTTGTAAAAGCATTTACAGGTATGGAGACTGTAGCATTACCTGCGTTTCCCCTGCTTGCAAAGATAGCAAACGTATTACGTGAAAACATTGTATTGTATCCGTTGTTTTCTATATCTCAAGTATTCCAAGATACTTATAGTGCTCTGATCACTTCAGGAGTAGAGAATCCATTTATGATTCCTATTGAAGTAGCAAAAGAAATATATAGAACGGCTACAAAAACTAGTGCAACTAGGGCACAACTAAAAAGCGTTGGTGCTGTAGGTATTAGAGATTACACAGCTGATATAAGTAGATCAGATGCTGAAATTGCAGCGGGATTAAAAAAACCAGGATTGTTTGATCGTATAATTAGAAACCCGTTACAAAAATTTTCTATGGCTTCTGATAATGTTATTCGTCAAGCTATCTATAATCAAACACTAAAAGAAACAGGCGATAAAGCACTTGCTATTGAACGTGCTTTTGAAGTAATTAACTTTAGAAGAACAGGTTCTAATAAGTTGGTATCTGTAGGACGTCAAGTTATTCCGTTCTTTGGTGCTTATCTACAATCACTAAACGTAATGATGAAAGTTGCTTCAGGACGTGGTATTGCTCCTTCTCAACGAGCAGAAGCTTATAGAGTGCTTAGAAATACTATGATGAAAACTATGCTTTTAAGTTTAATATATAGTGCTTTAGTTTCAGATGATGACGATTATGAAAAACTAGATCCTTCTGTTAGAGATAGAAGATTTATATTTCCAGGCATGGGTGGTTTAAGTATTCCTCTTCGTTCAGACTTGGCTACTTTATTTACAAAAATTATTCCAGAACATCTATATCATACGTTATATAAACAAGATGAAGATGGAACTAAAGCAGGTAAAGCTATAAAAGTTGGAATAATAAACGCTATTGCTTCTCCATCAGTTATGCCTCAAGCTTTTAAACCCCTTGTTGAAGCCTCTATGAACTATGACTATTTTACTGGAAGACCTATTGCGGGAACAGGTGTTGGTGGTAGAGAAGATGAAATGCAATACACTGCTAGAACATCTGAATTGGCTAAAGTACTAGGTAGCCTTTCAGGATCTTCCCCTATGAAAATAGATCATTTACTTGATGGGTATTTTGGTTATAGCGCAGGTTTAATACGTCTAGGTACAAACAATTTAATGGCAGATATAAGAGGAGATGTATTACCTTCTAACTCTACACAAGATTTGATTAATGCTATTCCTGGCACGTCTGCATTCTATTCTAAAGAGTTTGGAAATCGTGCTAAAAATGATTACTATGAATTAAGAGATATTCAAAGTGAAGTTTATAATACTTATAAATATAAAGAAAAATTTAGAGGCCCTGAAGAAACTTTAGAATATATAAACAAAGATAACAACAAAGGTCTTATTGCAAGAAAAGGTTTACTTGATGATATTGGTAAATATTTAGGTCAATTAAGAGCGGCTGAAACAAGAGTTTTAGAAAATAAAAACATGTCTCCTGACGAAAAACAACAAAAAATTAGATATTTTAGACAAGAAGAAATGAACATGCTTGATCATATATCTAAATTTGAAGATCGAGACGTTAAATATATTCAAAAAATCAGGTTTGAATCTGGGTTATAAACGCCAAACTCGAATACCTTTTACATTATCCTCAATGACTACTTTGTGAACAAACTCAAACTCTAGTCGTTCACTTTCTTTTGTAATAGCAGCTACCGCTGCATCAGTATCAATTGCAGGTAAAAAGATAGATGAGCCTGGTTTAAATTCAGACCAAAGTATTTGGTAATCTGTTCCGTTAGTTAACACTTCGTGGTATATCCAATGGTAAGTTATTAGTTTTTATGTCGTCAAACGTAGAGTTATCAATCCATATGCATCTTCTTCCTGAACCGCTAACCTCTAAACCTTTTTGAATAACTTTAAGTTCACCTGATTTAGGTTTTAAAATTTTGTTATCTCTAAGTTTAGCTACAAAATCTTCCATAGTTACATTGCCCTTAGTCTCTAAGTATGTGCGCATTATACCTACTGGAATGTAAATTGTGTTGACATCTGGTTCAATTCTTACTCTTAATTCATACATTGGTTTAAGTAAAGGGGCCTCTAATAATCCAGAACGAGCATCGGTTTTACTATTAATAACTAAAGTGTTTTTTAAGTTTTCATGTAAAAACTCAGTTAAAGTTTCCATAGCATCAAAATCACGAGCCTTTAAATCAATCTTTGATTTTTCTAACTCTGCATATATAGCTTTTTGGACAGGCTCTATATCTATATTATGTATGCCTAATGCCTTAGCTATTTTAGCCCCTAAAAATACAGCAGCTAATGTAGCTGAATATTTCCGGTCTTCTCCTGTAATGTTCCAAGCTTTGTCTATATTCTTTTGAGTGTCTGATAGGGCAGTCTTAACGGTATCTAAATTAGATATAATCCATTGAGCATATACTTCTCCAGCATGTCCATAATTATCAAACAATCTACCAAAGTAATTATCTGCTTGTTCTTTAGTTAAAGAGTCATCTTTTTCAATACGTAACTGTAAGAACCTAGCCATTTCACCTGAAGCTTTAGCATTTTTTGAAAACATGACTGTCCTAAAATCTGTATTACTTGAGACTACACATATTAAATTAAAGATAGTGTCGTTTTGTCTTTCTTTATTAACTCCGGCACTACTTAATCTATTTTTACCTCGACCCATTGACATAAACTTTAAAAAGTCGTGTAATTGGTCAGGAGTTACTTTAGTAAATTCATCTACGGCGGCAGGTAAGTTATTCATATACCCCATACGATTAATAACTGCATTACCTGTATCTCCCCAAACTTGAATAAGATTTGCATTCATCTCTGGGTTACCATACACACTAGTCATAGCCTGCAATACTGTAGATTTACCTTGACCTGTGCCAGGATTATATAAATTAATTACTGCTGATTTTTCTCTAGTTTTAAAAAAAGGCATAAGCAAAGAACCAAACGCACAGAAGAAACCAAATGCTCTCAACTCCATGCCTGGTCTTTCATATACTGATATAGCTTTTTTCCATTCATCAAAAGAACCTTTTTTCTGCAAGGTAGCATTAACGTCTTTTAAATCTTCTGACACAGGAACATATTTAATACCAAAAGCACTAATCTCACGATTACCAATTACTATTTTATTAAAGGTAGCATTCCAACCATATTGTCTATACATGGTAGTAGCTTTCTTTTGTTTTTGATGTGCTTCTAATACAGCAATAATGTAATCAATAACATGGTCTAGTCGTTTACCATTTTTAAATATACCTGTTGAGTTAAGAACTTTACTTGCTGTATCTCTAGTTAGTAATTGAGTTACCGGTGCTATAAATTCTTGCACTCCATCAAATGGTAAGTGCATCTTAAACCATGCACAAAAACCTGAGGCATGATCGTGTAATATTTCTACAAGGTAAAAGTCATAGTCATAAATTAAAATGGCTTCCTCTTCTTCCCCCGCAAGCGTTTTGTATATGCCACCATTCTTTCCTCTAAAATATGGGAAAGGATAATCAGGAATTTGATATGTTACTATCTCTCCAAGTTCTTCTGACTTAGCTTGAATAACATTATCAGCACCTTTGGAACGAAGAATAACCCTACCTAATTCTATAGGAGAAGTAATCTTACCTTTGTGTTTACAACCATCGCAACCTTCAGGACGTAAGCCTTCAAATTGTTTACATGTATGAGGTCCTGGAATGCCGTTAGCTTTAGTTTCTGTTTTAGCATATTCATAGTCGGGGTGATGTTTAGAAATATTATGGATGGCGGCTTCTGAATCTTCACAGTATGCTGCAATAGATAAACCAGACCTCCATAGCGGTTCTTCTACAGTAGCTTGTTTAGTCATGATATGAACTAATTGTGCGCAGCCATCATCTTTACGGCAGCGTTCAATAATCTTCATAAATTTAGAAGAGTTATTTCCTAATATGGCTTTTGTTGCTTCATCTAAAGGTCGTTTAGCTTTAGGTTTATCTGACACATGTATAGGGATAAGTCTTGCTAACTCATCAAAGGGTGTAGCTTTACCTTCATTAAGTATTACTACATCAGAAGGCTTTTCAAAGTTTTTAAAGTTTTTTGTATTAGGCACTCTAAGTATACGAGCCACATCAGCGGTGCAAGCGCCATCAGCTTTGAGTCCATGTTTAGCACATAAGAATTTAAACCCTTCAGCTACAGGTAACCATATAGCTTTATCTATAGGTTCTGTTAGAGACCAATAGCAGTGAATACCATTACCTGAATCAACAATCGTAGGCTCTGGCAACTCCGTAGTATTTGTAAATTTGCGTAGCGCTATTAAAGCTTCGTCTTTAGTTTCGTAATCTTTCCATTTACGTTTTTTAGCGTCAAAGCCACAATCTATATCAAGCCATAATATTTTTTGTTCTTTAGCATTATGTTTTTTACGTTCTGTATTTTCTGTCCATGTAGAGCATGCAAAATAAACATCTTGCTTATCTTCTAAAAATCTATCAATTACTTTTATTGCATCATCTATGGTGTCTATGAATTTAGGAGTGACTATGTTTTGTTGGTCTTTACCTACTATGCAATAGTATCCTTGGTCAGACCAAACGTGTTGTAAAAATTCTTTTGTTTGCATGTTTCTCTCGAAATAAGTTTTGCTACTGAATAGGTGCTACCGTATGCAAACGGCAGATAGCGGTGCCGTATTGATGACTGGTTAAACGGGAGGGGCTTAACCACCTACTTGCATTGCAGGTTATTTAGTTTTGCTTTAAGCGTATTACTAAGTGCTTGATTTTTAAGTCAACTCGCTTAGAGGGTCTTGCTTTACCTGAAAACCAATCATACACCGTTTGACGAGAAACGTTAAGCTCTTTAGCTACTTGACTTGCAGGGTATTTAAGTGCTATACAAATAGCACCTAAAAGAGTCCCTGTTGTTTCTTTAGCTTTTAAATTAGCCTCTACTATACTCTGTGAATATCCACGCATGCTATGTCCAATCAGATACTAAATCATCTAAACTAACATCACCTTGATCAATTTTTGGTGTTGCTGGTTTTGGAGCAGGTGCTGGAGTAGGTTTTTCTATAGCACGAACAGTAGGTTCTGGAATATCATCTTCTACTTTAGGTATTACAGGGTCAACAGGTCTAGCAATCGGCTGTTGTTTTTTCTGTTCAAACTCTTCACCATCTTCTTCTTTGTTGACGCTTACTGATAATGTAATAGCACGTTTAGCTTCATCAGAAGTTGATTTTGTAGAACATATGGCATACTCTTCATCATTTAATACTCTGATTGGTTTAAAGCCAATCTTTGTGCTTGATGAGTCTTCATCAAAAGAAACTCTTGATATAACAGACATTAAGTTTTGACCATTAGCACGAACGTAGTCTGTGTATTCATGTAAAGGCTTGCGGTCTTTAGTGCCATTACCAAATATAGATTGCGCAGGTAAAGTCATTTGATATATATCACCATTTAAATCATCAGCACGAAC